ACGCAACATCATGTACAACAAAGTTGTTGATTGCACACCTGCCCCCATGCTTAACACTTTCAATGGGTAACTTGACATAACCCCTCTTTCACAATTTTCTAGTAGTCCTGACCCCAACAATAGTGCCATCTGCATATTGTCTTTCAAAGTTACCGTACCCACGACGCATCGCACGACGCTCACCCGGTAGCAGGCCACCAAACAAACCCCAACGATCATCAACAGAATCATGTTGTAACGCCAAATCCAAACAAGGCAACCTGACGGTACACGCATAGCAGTACGCCAAACCTTCATCCCACCTTGTTTGTCTCAACGTATCGTGCGGAAAAAATATCTTGGTATCGACACCTTTGCAGGCAGCCCTGTCACGCCACGACAAGTCACCCATCAATAATTGCTTTGATTCTCATGCAGGCTTCACGCCCAAAGTTGGTTCCCACAGCATCAGCACACGCATCCCACAAATCTTTGTGCAACCGTTTCTGCTTACCTGCCAAAGTTTCTGTTGGGTCATCAATCCGATCTTCTAACTTGTGGTGCTGCCTGTGCAAATAATGAACGTAAGGGTGGCAGCCATCACGCAACTCTGTGAGTTGGAACACCAACCCGGCACGATGCAGATTGCTCAACGCACCCGACGATTGACCATGATGCAAACCCAATGTGCCACCAACAGTTGCGTACGTAGCACCATCAACCAAAGGCTCTAACACCTCTAGTATTTGTCGTTGGCGCAAACGCAACGCACCTGAAGCCACTTCCTGTTCTGCACGTTGCCGGGAAGAATCACGATTCACAAAGCCTGCTGTGCCGTTGTAGAAACCCCACAGGGAATCCTTATCATCACCCAATTCTTTATCTGTCTCATTCATTTTGTTCCCCTTTAATTTGAATCGATGTACTAGATCATTGTTGTTCATCTTCAGGCTCTTCCATGAGCATTTGAATGGTTGTACGCAGTTTGTCAATGTAGTCAGCGCACTCATGCAAGGCCCAAGAAGCGATCTGATCACTTCCTCTGCCTAACGCAAACTCATCTGCCAAAGCCCTCAACAAGATTGGATCATTCATTTATGCAACCTTCTTTCTATTTCTACGACTACTGAACGCACCCAAGAACCATTCATCACCCCACACAGAATATGGGTGCAACCCGATCTTGCAAGCGTACTGATCTGCTTTACGCCAATGAATCTTTCTGCTGTGTCGCCACTCCATGACAGTTACACGACTCACCCCCAACCTTTCTGCAACGATGTGATCAGGTACACCCTGAAACTTTTGCAACAAAGGCAGCCCTGAAATGTAGATGCCGGGTTGAACGTGCCTCATTGCAATGCCTCTTTCAACTCTGTCAAAGTTTTGATGATCGTTGATGCTTCACGGGTTGTCAGTTCATCTACGGATTTGATTTCACGCCCAAGAGTATTGCCAACAAGATCAACCACAGAATCAAGTTTGCATTCACGAACCAACTTGGCAACAAAGTTCTTTTGCGCTGTAGAGATCCCACCACCTGCAGCCTTCTCCCCTATCGGGATCACGTTGGTTTCTGCTTTGGGTCGATCAGGTGCAACACGCTGCTGAGGAGTGTGCGACGTTGGGTGATCCTCACGCTCATTCTGCCTGTTCCTGACCTCATTAGAAGTAGCAATGCTGTTCCGTACGCCCACTCCCATCATGCCTAAACATCGCCCAAGTGAAGAGGTTTCACAGTTCATCATTTCGCTGTTCTTTGTGAAAGTTGTTTGACCGGGGAAAGGTTCCCACGCTGTAGCAACGCTAGGCAACGGGTCATCAGGTGTACGCCAAGCCCGTGTAGTCACCTCAATAAAAGTGCGGTCATTGATTGTCACAACTTTGGGTGGGTCACATTGGATCCGTAACCCTTCCCCCCATTTCTCCAACGCCAACTTTAGGCGTTCCGCCACATCAACATAATTGCTCATATCAAATGCCATGATTTATTTCCCCTTTCCTAAACGCATCACCCTGATTGGTAAACCCGTTTTAAGATACTTCCCATACAGATCAGGATGCTCTTCTTCAAACCGTGCCTGATCAAATGATGTTCTGCCCTTCTGCTGCTTCCAAGAAAGCATCGTGTAGCCATCTGCCGTAACTGACTCTGCATCCAACATCCGTTGAGCGATCATGTCCTTAGCAAAATCTTTCGCCTTCTTCGCATCCTTCTCCATCTTTGAAGAAGTCTCATAGTCGGTAATCCAATTCACCAAATCGGCATCTGCTTCAATGATCGACCCGGCAACAGGTTGATACAAGGCTTGTACCTGCTCTGCTGTCAAAGACTCCTTGAAGCCTTCAGGTAGCACACCTGCATCAAGTAGTTCACCCAACTCTTCAGACGCATAATTGAGTTCATCAATCAGTTCACGTTTGATTGGCATATCGACCACCACAAGGCGTTGGTATTTGTCAAACACCACAAACGATACTGAGAACCCGGTGCACCAGTGTTGCACATGGCCTTGCATGATCCATGATGCAGGCAGATCGGCAGCACTATCAATCGCATACGCTGAAGTTACTTTTGCTTCAACAATGTGTGCGTCGTGAGGGTTCACGAAATCTAGTGTGGCAATCCAACGACCTTTCAAATACATTTCATCAGGTGTGATTAGTTGCATCCCTAATTGTTGCGAAGCGTATTCACCTAACGCAGGTTCAAAGATGATGCCTTTGATCATCGCTGCTGTTGGTGCTTTCACTACAGGTGGAGACAGTTTTTCTATTGCTAGATCCGCCGGGCTTGTGTATTCACTTACTCCCATTAGCGCACCTGCTTCTGATGCGCCAAAGATTACTTTCCCGTTGTGGTCACGATGCCTCAGGTTGAGCCATTCTTGTGACCCGTGTTTGGGTTTAGGTATTGCTTTCATTATGTTTCCCTTCATTAGTTGTTGTTGGTATTAGATCATTGGGGTGTAACAGATGTCTTTCTGTTTTTCAGGTACTGCGTGTTAGCGGTCTTGCATGGTTGGCAAGGTGGTTCGCTGTTCCTTAAATGTCGTCGATATGCAGCAAACGTGCCACACTCACAAGTAATTTTTCTTCCCATAGTTGAACCTTCTTTTCACTTAGTGCATCATCATATACATATACAGCACCGTGAATGCGAATACCCACCAAAGCCCCAAAACTAGGGGTTTGAGAGGGGTGCAAGGTTGGGGGAGAAGGGGGAAAACCCCCAACCCTGCGGTAATGTCCCCGGCGCAGACAGGGAACGAACTAACAAAACTTTACTCTAGAGGTGCGCTGAACTGTTGCAGAAACTGCACACTTTCCACCATACCTGACGGCACATAAAGGGTGTGATCTGCAAACCCGTCAGGTGAAACTGATTGCACCAACGTCACGTGATCTTTCTTCCCACCATCAATCTCAGGTACTAGCCAACCACAAGACATGATGATGTGCGGTTCCTGATCCTCTTGATCAAGGGTGTGCCATTGCCCTTCACCTGCGTGAGCATCACGCCAAAACAACACAACAGTTTGATACGGCAGATCAGCCATGACAATAGAAATCTTTTCCACGATAGTGCGCCCAACCATCTCTGATTGCGATTTGCTCATACACAAACCTTCCATCTCCTTCTTCAAAAGTGACAACAGCAATTCCCTGCTGCCAATCTTCTGACCTATACAAAGGTCTGCCATCAAAATCCATTCCACTTTTAGTTGAAGGCACAGCCCCATCGGTACGTGCAAGGCAACCCGGTGAAGCAGCCATGATGGTTCTTGCCCCATCCCAATCATCCCGTGTGCGCTCAGCCCATTCACGCCTATGAATATGACCGTAGATCACACTTGTTTTTTCTGCACCCAAATACTTGTGCGCTGTAGATCCACCTGAAGCAACTTTGTCTCCATGCACAACCCGTAAGCGTTGGTTGATCCAAACGTGTGCAGCAGGATATCCGGGTCGATACTCCACACCGTATTCATCCATACGTAGCAGGAACGGAACACTCATCACAGGCCATGCCGTGGGTTTGTTGCCTTGCCTGATCCCAAATGCTGCAGCAGCGTTATCTAAAAGGTAGTTGGGTATGCGCTCTTCGTGGTTGCCTGCAAGCCAAATGATCTCTGCGTTGGGTGCAGCATCACGTACTTGCGCACATAGCAATGTGCCACGATCAATAGCAGCCTGCATAGTTCTAGCGAAGGCAGGGGATAGACGGTATTTACCAAACTCAGGTGCATCAAGATTGTCACCAACCATCACCACGATTGACGGGTTCACCGTGCGCACAATATCCAACGCCACATCTAACGCCTTCTCACAATGCGTAGGTTGCAAAACGTCAGAAGCATCACGGTAATAACCAATCTGCATATCAGGCAGCACCACACATTTAGACCAACCATCATTGATGACAGGGGCAGGTTTACGTGTGGCAAGTTTGATAGGTGTACCTGCCTGCACAACAGGCCATTCAGGGCCGGTCTCCCATGCCGGGGAGAACTGTATTGCTGTCAGGTCATGAACCTCTGCTTCACCGTCATCGTTCTTAGTGAGTGATTGGTAAAGGCTGATGCGTTTTACTTGCCCTATGTCTGCCGGGTCGATGCCTTTACGATCCAACATCTCTGCGATGCGCCCTAGTTGTTCACGCCTTTTAGAATCGTTTGTTACTGCCCTGATATCGTCAGCCAAAGTCACAAGCACACTCATTTCTGCGATGCTTCCACATCGATTTGTCAGACATTTTGTAACCCCGGCGTTTCAAAGCCACCACAATCTTTGATGATTGGATGTTGGGATCTGCGATTGCTGCCACAAGTTCTTCACGATCATCAACGCTGAGTGCGTCTAGCAGGTTGCCCACAATGCATTTCTTGTCATGTTCATTGAGTTCATGTATCTCTTCTAGTAACCCCATCTGTTTCCCTTCATTGGTGTGATCAGAGTTGATCTGTTGCGTGATCCCTAACGTGGGTATCTATTTTGGTTTCAATACGTTCTAAAGAATTGACCACATAGGCGTGATCATCCCTGTTCTCTTTCTTGAATCCTTGCAGAATGGCAACCAAAATGCCACCAACCGTAGCGATACAGGCAACAATGATGGCTTCACTCATCATCTTTATCTACCAAGAAGTAATCAAGCACATAGTTCAAGCCTATGAGAGATGCGATGAGAACAAGAATGAACAAGCCGATACCCATATCCACCTACTTTTTTGGGGGTTGTGAAGCAACAAAGTCTTTTACAGCCTGAGGGATGTTGTCACCACAGTAATAGCGAATATGCCATGCTTCAGCCTGTGCGCCTTCACGTACTTCCCATGAGAACCCGTACTTGTCAGCGTTCTTCAACAACCATTCCAAGCCTGATTTCAATGTGCCACGCCCATCAGGATCTGCTGTGATAGGCAGGATCTTCTTACCGACAAGGCAGGCAGCATCATAAGCAATGCCCCATCCGTGATTAGAACCACCCGGTGAACTAGAAGGGGCAACCCCATCAATCAACCACCATGTTTGATTCTTCCAAGTACGGGAAATGTTGCGTGATTGCTTCACCAACTTGTATCGACTCTTGAACATTTTGAGTTGATCCGTGAAAGGCCTGTATGCCCCTACATGGGTCAGGTTGAGTCCGTCTGCTTTGGCTGCAACACACATGGCTTTCCATGCCTGATCAGCCAACCAATGTGCTTCACCGTATGGGGTGGTTTTGCGTAGCACCTCTTTAGGTAGTTTGCCGTTGGTGCAGCCCTTCAGATCCTTTGGCAACACCACTTCTTTGACGGGGTAAACCTGTGCCATCAGGCTTCCTCAGGCTTATCTACGAACGCAAACGCTGCCTTCAGTTCTTTGGCATCAATCTTTCCATCATCGGCATACGCCTTCAACAGGGCTTCAACCACTTTGGCGGTAGCCATAATGCCTGCGATAGCAGCAGCCTTCCAAATCTCCACATTGACGATTGCGCCACCTGCCACAGCACCCAATGCTGATGACCCAAACACGCTCACGATACGTAACAGAACACTTTTCATTCTTCATCCTTCCCGATGAGAACACCACCCAAATGAACCAACAAAGCCGTGACAGTCAAAATGAACGCCCACTTCTGTACCGATCCACTCAACGTGAGGAGAGTGATGGCGGATGCTAGAAGGGTGAAAGATAATGCTGCTAGTTCTTTGGTTAGTTTCATCTGCGTGTTTTCCGATTCTGCGCAGTTGCCCCCAATGATACAAGAGATCCTGTGATGGCAATGAGTGTGCGACGTTCTTTGACGGGGATGGTTTGGTTTGCAGGGATGTAGGAATCAAACTTGCCTGAATACACATTGACGGTTTGCTCAAAATGTTTCTTCACTTTGTTGTTGGCTTTGTTTAGAACCTCAACTACTTGCTGTATTTGTGCCGGGGTGAGCAGGTCGATCTGTTCAACGATGGCATCTAATTCTTGCGCTGTTGGCTCTTCTATTTCTAGGAGTTCTGCTACTGCTTGTGCAGGTGTTTCCACAACCGTTGTGGTTGGCACGTTTTGTTCAATGGTGGTGGTTGTGGCTACTAAAGTTGTGGTTGTTGTAGTAGGGGAAATCGTGGTTGAAGTCACGTTAGAAGGCTTCACAGGGGCATCTGTGGTCGTTGTCGTTGGTGGGATCGTCGTAGTGGTTTCAGGAACAGTTGTTGCCAAAACAGTTGTTGTGGTGGTTTCAATCGTGGTGCTTACAAATGGCAGGGTGGTGGTAGTTTCTTCATTGCCCCCAATCGGTTTCGTTGTTGTCCCGGTTGGGGGCTTTATCGTTGTAGAGGGTTCAGGCAATGTTGAAGAAGTTGTTGTGGTTGGTACTTCCGTTGTTGTTGTTGTGGTGGTTGTGGATGAGGTCGTGGTCGTTACCTCAGGAACAGCACCACGAATGAAGGCTTCATCAGGAACGATCTGCCATTCACCATTGTCGATCTGCCATGCCAACATGAAACAGGTGTTGCCACCGTTCTCATAGAACCACGCATCTAAGGGTTGTGGGCCTGCGTCAATCTGCAATTCTGCTTCTATCGCTGAACATCCTTTGTCATTCCAATCCCCAAACTCTTCTGTACCAATCTTCACGGTTCCGCCATCATCTGCTGCCACCCAAAACCTGATGGTGGTATGCACCGGGATATTGATAAAGCCTGTGTAATGGATCATAAACAGGTCATCACCACATTGAGTGAAGGGTTCGTAGTCGTAGTTGCGGTTGATGTTGTTTTCTATTTCGCTACCGCAAGAAGGGTATGCAGTATCAGATTTGGTTGGCGGTATTTGATCAATCGTGTAGCCAACAGCGTTCAACCCGTATTCAGGTTGAGCGTTAGCAGATGTGGCGAAGGTAAAAAAGATGGCAGGTAACGGGATCAGCCACCTGAGATTTATGGTTGCTCACCCTCAACAACTTCATCAACAGGTTCTTCTGACACAAGTTCAGGTCGATCAGCAGTTTCTTGCGTTGCAGGTGCTACATCAACAGGTTCTTCTGCCCAACCTGCCAACATTTTTTCATACTCTTCTTTA